GAAGAGGACGGCGCGCCCGGGTCGGCCCACGCCGATGCCGCGCCGGCCTGCTCCACCTGCCAGCCGGTGCTGTAGATGGTCTCGGCCCCGGTGAAAGTGCCCGGCGAGGCGATGGCGACGTACATCCGGCCCCAGGCCGCGCCGGCCGGGGCGGCGCCAGCCGCGGTGGCCCGTACCCACCCGGCTGTCGGTACCGTCGCGGCCGCGCCGACCCTGGTGCTGAGCAGCGCGCCGGAGCTGGTGAACCAGGCGATGTTCACGGTGGCGGTGACGGTCGCGTCTGGGCCGGTGCGGGTCAGGTACGCCGAGGCCGTGTAGGTGGCCCCGGAGGTCACCTGGACGTTGTCTGCGACCGGGCCGGTACCGCCGGCCGCGGCGACCCCGGCATACAGCGCGTAGGACGTGGTGGATCCGGCCGCCAGCGCCCACGCCACCGCGGTGGTGCTGCCGGTCGGCGCCGCGGTGAGGTTCACCGCCTGCGTGATGGTCCCGGCCGCCGGGAACCACCAGTTCGTGACCGCGTCCCCGACGGCCATGGTTTCGCTGCCGGTGGCGATGGTCTGCGGCAGCATGTTGGTGCTGGGCATCCACGGCATCTGGAACCGGGTGGCGTAGCCGCGGGCCTCCAGTTGCAGCCCGTCCGTCCACACGGTGCTGTTCGCCGATGGTGTGGTGGTAGTGACGACCCGCAGCATCGCGGCGACCGCCCCGGCGGGGGCCTGCCCGGTCACGGACAGCTGCGTCCAGGTCCCGGCCGCGCCAGTCAGGACCGTCGGCGACCCGGACGTGGTCGACAGCGTCTGCCCGGCCGTGCCGATCCAGCCGATCGCGACGAGGGTCGACGGGTTCTGCCCGGCGGTGACGGCCTGGGCCTGGGTGCTGAACGTGTAGGTGACGCCCGCGGTCACCTGCTGCACGGACACGTCGAGCAGGTCCGCGCCGGCCGTGCCGGACAGGACCGTCGTGGACCAGACGCGGGTGCCCTGATACGCCGCAGCACCGACCGAGGCGATAGTGGCCAGTGAGATACCGAACGCGCCGACACCGGCCCATGTCGGGGCCGGGCCGGCGTTCAGCTGCGCGTACTCCCCGGCTGCGGCCTGGTCTGGGATGAGCAGGTTGTTCCCCAGCACCACCCGGATCCGGCACGGCCGGTACAGCAGGATCGGCGCATACGGCGATGCGGTGTTGCTCGGGTCCAGGGCGCCGTCGGGGTTGTCCAGCTCGACCTGCCAATGCCCGACCTCGTCGGTGTCGAGCTCGTACTGCCGGCCCCGGGTCAGCGTCCAGCCGAATGTGACCCGGCTGGACAGGTCGGACCACCACGGCGGGATCGCGTTCTGGTTGGGGTCAGTGTTGAAGGAGAACTCGTAGTAGATGCTCGGGATAGAGGCGACGGTCACCGGAAGCCACCCCCAGCCAGCGACAGGCCGTTGCTGGAGTTGCGCAGGTCGTAGCGCAGGTTCTTAGTGCGCAGCAGCCCGGACACCTCGGTGCCGTCCAGGTACACCTTGATGATCGGGGAGGTGCCGGTGGCGCCGCCGAACCCGGCGTAGCCGGCGCCGCCCAGGTTGCCCGGCGCGGACATGCCCGCGGCGGCCAGGCCCGCGCCGGCCCACTGCACGTTCCCGGTGGCGGTCATCGTCGGGGAGCCGAATCCGGCCATGGCGGAGCGGCCCAGGGCGGCCGCGGCGCTGGCGACTGCGGACTGCTGGCTGTTCATCCCGCCGATGGCGCCCTGGCCGACCCAGATGCCGTACTGGTGCATCGTCCGGGACGGGGAGCCGAAGTGCAGGATCGAGCCGAGGCCGCTGGTGATGCTGCCGGCGATGCCCTTGGCCGCGTTCCAGGCGGCGTCACCCATCGAGCTGATCCCGTTTATCAGGCCTCTGATGATGTCTTTGCCGACTTCAAACAGCCAGGTCTTGGCGTCCTTGAAGAAGCTCTGGATCGTGTTCCACAGCGACAGCAGCGCGGTCCACATCCCGGACAGGGAGTCGGAGACGGCGCTGGTGAAGCCGTTCCACATGTCTTTGGCGACGCCGATGACCATGGTTTTGATGTCGCCGAGGACGCTGCCGACCACGTTCTTGATGTCGGTCCACAGCGTGGACGCCAGGCCCTTGATATCGGTCCACAGCTTGCCCCACTTGCCGGTGAAGGCGTCGATGAAGATCGCCAGGATGCCCTTGACCGCGTCGAACGAAACCTGGACGATTCCCTTGAAAATGTCCCAGACAACCTTTGCGGCGCCGATGATCACGTTCCACGCGGCCCCCAGCACGCCGATGATCACGTCCAGGCTTGAGGAGACGTAGCCGTAGATCAGGTCCCAGACGGTCCTGACGATGCCGTAGGCCAGGTCCCAGGCGGTCCTGAACAGGCCGACGACGAAATCCCAGGAGGTCTGTACGACGCTGGTGATGACGGCCATGGAGAACTGGAAATCGGCTTTGATCAGGTCCCAGATGACCTCTATCCCGACTTTGAGGACCGTCATCTGGTCCTTGATCAGGAACATGAGCCGGCCGCCGGTCGCGTTCCACAGCTGGACCAGCTCGCCCCAGATCTGCGAGACGTTGCTGGAGATGTAGTCCCAGGCCGCCGACACATTCGCCGAGACGTCGTCCCAGCCGTCAGCGATCGCCGTGACGACCTGGCCGCCGGTGCCGTTCCAAATCCCAACCAGGTCGCTCCACACCCCGGACACGTACGAGGTGATGTCGCCCCAGATCCGCTTGGTGTCGGCGTAGGCCGCGTTCCACGCGTCGACGAACGGCTGGCTGGCCGAGTGCCAAATCGAGCCGAAGTTGCTAATGAACTCCCTGACCTCGCCCCACAGCCACACAAACGCGTCGCCGACAGCCTTGACCGCGGTCCGGAACCAGCCCCAGTGCTCGTAGGCGTAGATGACGCCGTAGGTCAGAGCGGCGATCGCCGCGGCGATGGCCACGAACGGCCACGTGGCCGCAACCACGGCCGCGGCCATCCCCCACAGCGCTATGGTCGCGGTGTACAGGCCATACAGCAGCACCCCGCCGAGGACGACACCGAGAGCAACCGTCGCGTCGTGGTGCTGCTTGAACCAGCTGACGACCTCGCCGATACCGCGGCCGAGATCCTGGAGCCAGCCGAGCAGCCGAGTCACCACCGGAATCAGCACGTTGCCGAGCTTGATTCCGAGGGCCTGGGCCGCCGACTCCAAAGACTTGATTTTGAAGGCGAGGGTGTCCTGGGTTTCCGCCCAGTCCTTACCGAAGTTCTGGCCGGACTTGGCGATGTCCTGGAACTTGTCGTTGAAGTTCGACGTGCTGCTTGACAGCGAGTCCATCAGCACATTCAGGCCGCCGCCAGCCTTCTTTCCGAAAGCCTCCGTGATCATTGAACCTGCGGTCTGCGAGCTGTAGCCCGCCTTCAGCAGGTGGTCATGCAGCTCGTTCAGGGCAGCCTTCAGGCCGCCCTTCTGCATCGTGTCCCGCAGGTCGGTCATCGACAGGCCGACGCTCTCCAGCGCGCCCGCCCCGGCCTTCGCCGGGACCGCGAGAGCCTGCACCGCCATACGGGTCTCGGTGGCCGCCTCAGCGCCACGGATGTTGCGGTCGCCGAACACCGCCAGAGCCGCACCGACGTCGGTGATGTTCAGGCCGTAGCCCTTGACCGTGGCCAGCATCGGCCCGCCCAGGGCATCGGCCAGGTTCTGCATCGTCATGTCGCCGGCGCCGACGGTGGCGTTCAGCTCACCCATCGCCACCTTGTAGTTCTGGACGCCGGGGATGTTGATGGCGACAGCGGCGTCCAGGGCGTTGGTGACGTCGGTCAGGTTGGCGTGGCCGACGGTCGCGCCCTCGGCGGCGACGCGCAGCAGATCCAGGGCCTGCGCGCCTTTCAGCCCCGAGCCGTAGACGTGGATCATTGCCTCGGCGAGGGCTTCCGGGGCCTGCGCGGTCGGGCCAGCCAGGTTCAGGACCGAGGTCCGCAGATCCTTCATCTGCTGCGTGGTCAGGTCGGCGTTGTCCTGGGTGTTGATGCGGGTCATGGCCGCGTCGAATTCGGAGGCCATGTGCACCGTCTCGGCACCGACCGCCAGGGCGCCGCCTGCGAGCGCAAGAAGCCCGGCCTTGCCGAAGGCGCCAGTGCGGGCGGCGGTGCCTTCGACGTCGACCATCTCGGCCTTCGCCTCGCCCATCTTCACCTTGAACTCGCCGATATCGGCGACAAGGCTGGCTACGACCGGCGGAAGAAGTCCTCCGAGACCAGCCATCTATGCGCACCCCCAACCGGATCAGGGCGCGAGTGCGCAGGGTGCAACAGAAGGACGGTGCGGAGGAGGCGTCAGAACGCTTCGCGCCAGGCGGTCGCGTAGCAGGCAGCGAGGCTGCCGTCGTCGATGACCCTCTTCAGGGCCGGCGCCATGTACGGCCGTGGCGGCAGGTAGGAGCCGTAGGCCCCGGTGATGCCGCCGAGCTCCTGGATGCGGCCGTAGATCGCTGACGGGCCGACCGAGATCTCCCAGCCGGTCGGGCCCTTCGGCGATGGCGGGGTGACCTTGATGGACCTTCGCAGGGTTCCGGTGACCAGCGCGGGAGGCTGCCCCGGCGGGGAGGCGGAGTGCTGGTTCTTGACGAACCGGCCGTGCGAGTCACGACCGCCCGGGTTGCTCGTGCTGTGGGACTCGGTGAGTATCTGCTTCACCTGCGCTTCGAGCAGGTGTCCGCCGGTGGTCACGGCCTTGCGGCCTGCGGCCGACGCCCCGGCGACCAGCCCGTCCAGGGCCTTCTGGAACTCGGCGACCCCCGTCATGATGATCGTCACGACTTGTTCGCCTCCTGCTGCTTCTTGGCGCGGTGGGCGTCGAACCGGGCGGCGATAGCCGGGTACAGGTCGACCGCCTCCCAGCTCAGCTCCCCGACTTGGTTTTCGTCCCAGCCGTACCGCTCCGCGAACCAGACCGTTTCGTAGAACTGGTCGATTTCGGTGATCGGGTGGCCGTCTTTCGGCTGCCCTCCGTCGAGCCGGGCGTCGATGCGGCGGAGGGCGCGGTAGGGGACGCCGGGTCCTCGTAGCCGTCGGGATCGTCGGCGGCGCCGGTGCGGGCCTTCAGGATCCGCTGTGCGAGGGACTGCACCTCCGGGGCCGCGCACAGCGCCTCGTAGTCGGTGTCGGCGCACTCGTCCAGGGAGTTCCGGTCCACACTCGGCAGCGGCAGCCGCTCGCCGGTGCCCGGGTCGCACACGTCCCAGTCGGTGACCAGGATCGTGATGACGCCGTCGATGATGTCGACGAGCACGCCGCCCATGCGGCCGTCGTCCTGGATGCCGCGCATCATCGCCTTGCGGTGCTTGGCTTTCAGCGGGCCGGGGTCGAGCATCTCGGCGTAGGCCCCGGAGGGCAGTTCCAAGCGGGTCACAGCGGGTTTCCCTTCGGGGTGCTACAGGTAGGTGCCTGCGGCGATGGCATTGGTCAAGGTGACCTTGATCGGGGACATGCCGCCGGAGTATCCGGCGTTGGTGGTGTTGAAGACCGCGCTGCCGACGCAGTCGAACCCGACGACCTCCTTGCCCTGGTTCTGCTTGGCCTCGGTGAACGCGGCCTGCTGCATGTCCACCTGGATCCCGAGCGCGTTGGCGCCGGTCAGGCCGTTGGACAGCACCCACTGGTATTGCGGCTGGGTGTTGTTCCGCATGTACAGGTACGGCGTCTCGTCAGCGGCGACGAACGCGCTCTTCCAGTCGGCCGACACGCCGCCGCGGGGGATGCTGTACGGGTTCTGCGAGCCCTGCGCGGTGTAGAGGGCCTTCGCGGCGCGCTTGATCGTGTACTCGCCGGACTCGACGGTCAGGACCTGCGAGCCGCCGGA